CAGGCGGTATGATCATTTTCCTTCAGTAGTCTATGGCTGTGCTAGGGCCATTGAGCGGTCGTAAGGCTACAAGCGAACCCTCAACTAGTGATCGATTGCAGGTAGCACAAACGGCGTTCGCGACAACTGGTTCGGTGTTTTCGATAAGTTAGCACCAAGGACACCTACCTTAGTGAACGCGCTGAATGACAGCTTAGTGGGCAACAGTTAAGCACATGAACGATTGAACGTTCTCAGCTAATTGCCTCGTGAGTTTGATGCTCTGGTCCGTCGACTTACACTCGATCCTGTACCGGAACCACTGGACATCATTGGCGAATGAGTTTGTTGACGAAGTGAGAACCACTTCACTTGTGACGACGACATCAGTGATGAGACCTGCAGATGGCGGTTCTGTGACGCCAAATACTGTGACCTCCATTATGTAAATGCCAGGGTTGGCAAATGACACATAGTTCACACCTGCTTGGATTGACGAATCGGAAATCCAGCCGACAAGTGACGACTGGTCGGCAACAGCCACTTGCGGCCGTGCCCAAGGTCCGTTCGATGGGGACAAAGCAAGGATGTTAGAGCCTGCAGCAGAGCCGTAGGATAACGATCCACTCAGATCGGTGACTGCCGTAGCTTCACCGAGTGGGGGTGTAGTCGTGCTTGCCACACTCCAAGTTTTGGCATACTGCCCGTTGAAAAGAGAATCAGTTCGAAGGGCAGGCATGTTCAGCTCAATATCGTATGTGACAAAGATGCGTCCAATTACAGTCCCGGCAGTAGCTGGAAGACCCTCAGTGGCAAAGGTTGTTACACCATGGTCATAGAGATTCGGTGGTCCAGAGGTACCGTGACGGCGTGTGAACAAGTGTTCACTGGCCTGAAGTTTTGGATCGCACTCAATGCCGTGCATGAGCGACTCGGATGGGTTGGCACGGCTGTGGAAGGCCGCTTGGAGAATGCCGTCCATGGAGTTGTAAGGCATCTCGTTGGCGTTGTACTGAGTAGCAAACGCAATAGTCCCAAGAGCCATGTCCGCGCTGTAATTACTGCACGTGGACTCAAAAGAGAAAATTGCACCATGCAGTTCCCATTCTTGGAAGTTCACTGCGATGGTCGACAACCAAGGAAAAGAGGCTTGGTTTGTCGGTTGGAGTCGGTACTGGCGTTGATCGAAGGCGACTGGGTCGTCTGGAACAACAATGTTCTCCACAAACTCACGTTTCTTGACACGAATTTTGGCGGCACCACCTGGAGAGAATGACATCTCTGATGGGTGCAAACCGTTTTCGATTAGTGAGTTGCGTTTGACGGAGTAATCACCGTGACCGGTGATCTGTGAGAGCAGAGCCCCTGCGGCTTCTCCCATAGGGCCAGCAAGATGATGACCCGCCCTGGCAAAACTGCCTTTGGGAAGCCTAGAGAGTTGTTTGTTAGCCCAATTCTTGGCGCTGGTGAAGTAGTTCCCGCGTCCTTTGATATGTTGGTCGCGTAGTCCTCCTTCTGACATGAGATGTTGTTTCCAACGCTGTTCTCTCTGGTGGGGAGGGATAGCCCTGATCTTCTTACGTTGCATGAACGTCGCTTTTGTTACTGTCATTATTATTTCCCTCGTGAGGGAGCGGTGGCGTATGATTAACGTGTATCGCTTACACTTCCCCCACACCGCAATCAAAAGTTGCCTAGTGATCGTGGTGCGGCTCTCTGTCAGCTCAACGTAGAAACGTTATATTACAGGAGAGCGCGGTGTCGCGCTCAAGAAGGTGACAGTAACGTCATTCTGTCACCTCCGGAAGGTAGGTCTTACATTGCTGATAACAGCATTAGCATTGATTGAGATTAGTTTGTGACCACACATCGAAGTGACATTTTCCCACCAAGATTTTACTCTCACCTCCTATTGGTGTTACGTGGGCGGAACGCTACAACATTTACACATAGACTCCATGCGACCCATGTGTCGCCCTCGCAATGCGACGACGATCTCCGTCACCGCATTCGGATACGCGCAAGGCACCACATGAGAAGCCCAAAGACTACCGTAGGGTTGTAGGCCACAACTAAGTGTTTAGACTCATATCAATACTTATACTAAAATCAGCAACTAGCCGAGGGATGGGCGCATTATTTCTCGGAGACAGCCTGCGCCTTCTGTGCAGGTGTCATCCTATTATATACACTTAACGCCCATTTGTTCTTAGCCTCTAAAGCTGTTTGGAAATCCCGTGAGGACCAATCGAGATCGTTCAATGTTGGCACACCCTCATAGTCGTCACTGTTCGGGGGTGGGATCTCAATGTTAGTGTAGCCTTGAAGCTTCTCCAGGTCACTCATTTTCTTGCAACGCCTGAGTGCTTGGCACAAAGCGGAGTATGAGCGAGTGGGGAGCTTAAGGTACTCATCAACAGTGAAATTGCTTTCCCTACCAGTGGTTTTCTTCATCATTTCCTTCACCTTGTTCGAGGAGCTTACCTCTAGCCCGCACTCAAGGGCCATGCTTTCAGACTTCCTCCTCTGTTCTAGAGGGGACTTAGCGACTGGGTAGCCGCCAAACTCCTTGAAGCCGATTGCAAGGTCGCGGTGCCACGAGTCCATCAAAGACAGATCGTAGTGCTCGAAATGACTGTCAGCATCACACTCGGCGATGTATGACCAGTCATGGATCCGAAGAATTGCAAGGGTGTATTGCACCACCAGGTCATTGTTCCAGATGGTATTTCGAAGGTTCTCGTTGGCATGGAACCAACCTTCCATAGCCAAGGTGCCAATGGCACGGTTTTGCCATTTTCGTAGTGTCCCATATCCAATGACAAATCCTGTAAGGAACCGTTTGATGTTCCTGTGACTCAGTGCAGCCAACTTTTCGTCACCGACCGTGTAATACGTTCGTGACAAGAAAGTGTATCCTTTTTCTGCAGCTGGTAGGCGACATTGCCACGTACTTTCCCCGTCACATGTGACATGCTCGACCTTCATGTCGAAGCCAGTCAACTTAGCAGCGGCTTGGAGACTGACAGTACTAAGACTGTCATCACCGAAGCAGACTCCGATGTGAGCAAGGCAGGCCCACTTCGGGATTGGGTGTCCGTTGCTGTCCGTCAGCAAGCGCAAAGACAGGTACTGTAGAAACCCCATAAACATGGTATTGGTTTCGGTTGTGATCATGTTGCCTGAGGTCAGTCCGAAGGAGAAGAGCTTGAACAAGTTCAGTGGGTACTCCTCCGGGACACCGTGGTCACGAGCATCTCGTCGAACACAGTTCTTTATCTTGATACAGGATGTCATGTCTCTCCTCAGAGCTCGGGCGAACTCTTCTTCTTCCTTGGTGGAGTACTTACGTCCACTTGGGGAGGGAAAGAATGATGAGACGTCACTACGGAGTCCATTCAAGTACGACTCCACATCGGCCCGCCCGAGTGGTATCGCATCAGGATGCTCCTTTTTCTTTCGATCGCCATAAAATACGTTCACGTTATGTTCTAGCGTGGTCAAGACTTCCTCAAGAGTTTTCACTTCTTTATCTTCGAACTTCCAAGGTGCGGCATTCTTTAGCACGATGGCACGGGCTTCCTTCATGATCTCGTCCATTGTCATGTTAGCGGTTTCCCGGACATGTTTGGGGAGTTCTTTAGGTCGCTCGTTAGCGAAACAACTCAGAGACAAGTGCGTAAATACACCACGGGTGTCAACGGTATGATGGGCATCGCATTTGGAGGCATCATTGTTAATAATGTTGCCATTGAACTCAGGAAGGTTATCGATTTCTTGATTAAACTCTTCTCCGTTCTGTTCCATGCGCTGAATGACATTGGCGTCATCCAGGGCGTTTTCTGTGATACCATGGCCCATGTAATAGCGAACCCACTCGGTCATCTCTTTGGGCTTTTTCCCAGGACCCCAAAAGTGCAGTTGAGACAACATGTCACGAAGGGGGATGGTGAATTGCCCAATGAGACGAAGCATTGCGATGAAAGCGGCGAAGACAAGACGAACAGGCTTTGGGCCTTGTTGTGTCTCGCCGGTCTTAACAAACCCTTCAATCTCAGAGCAGAACTTGTCGTGAAGATCATCGGGAATATCGCCTCGCATTTCATCAAGGGCACGCTTTCTTTGCTTAGCGTTGAGTGTGAGCAACCATTCTTCATCAGTCAACGGCTCAGGTTGGGTGTGACCAGCACTGCCTTGCAGCATTTGTGTCTTGATCATACTTACAAACTCTTCGCGGCAGAGTACTGTGAACTCGTTGAATTGCACACGGTTGGTGGGGTCTTGTAAACGGATTCTGGCGGTCTCAATCAGAGACTCGTTTGTTACGACTTTGCAGTGAGCAATGCCACGTGTCAGTTCAGGTGCGATTTGGAACGCCATGGTTTTGGCGGCGGTTGCATAATCATCAAGCCTGTCTCTGATGTTGACATATTGCCCTGGACAAGCCGACTCCTCAATCGACGTGTCTTCTACAATCTCCTCGACATTTCTAGTTCGTGGTGGTACGAACCAGGTGGTTGGGGAAAGAAAGTCCTTATAATACCGGGCGAACTCTTCAATAGCTTCGACATGGTTCGTTGCGGTGGTGTACGCGGTCCCGGCTGCTGACCGAGTGCCTGTTGATGATGAAATAATGCCCCGGTTGAGCACGTGCATGGACGGCCCATCGAGACTTTGGATAGCAACAAACAACAGTGCTTTGAACGCGTGAATCCGCATCGATTTGAC